ACTGCCGTTACTCTGATTGCCGATACGGAAACAGAAATTCAAGTGTCCATTAACAAGCACTTTGAATATTCACGTTTCATTGAGGACATCGTTGAAGCACAAGCACTAAACAGCTTGCGCCAGTTCTACACTGCTGATGCAGGCTATGCGCTTGCCAAGCAAGTAGATACTAGCCTGGTTCAATTGGGCCGCGCATTCAATGGTGCTACTGTCGGCACTAATGACTATGCGACAAGCAATACAAGCACCAAAGCCTTCATTGGCTCTGATGGTACTACCGCTTACAACAGCACCACTTCAAATGCAGCCGCTTTGACCGATGCCGCTATCCGCAGAACTATTCAGCGTTTGGATGACAACGATACGCCGATGGACAACCGCTTTTTCCTGATCCCTCCATCTAGCCGTAATACGCTGATGGGTCTTTCCCGTTACACGGAACAGGCTTTTGTGGGTAATGGCAATGCAATCCGCACTGGTGAAATTGGCAACCTGTACGGTATCCCCGTGTTCACTTCTAGCAATGCTGATACTGGTGCTGGTAACAGCACTACAGATCGTATTTGCTTGATGGGTCACAAGGATGCGATGGTTCTGGTTGAGCAAATTGGTATCCGTTCGCAAACTCAGTACAAGCAAGATTACCTTGCCACTTTGTTTACATCTGATACCTTGTATGGTGTTGCAGCACTCCGTGCAGCCGCTACAACTGGTGCAGCTTTGTCTTCTAGCGCCTATGCGTTGGCAGTGCCAGCCTAACCCCACGCCCCCAGCAATGGGGGCATTACTTTTAAGGAGTTAGAAAATGGCAGCAGCAACAGCAGTAGTTTCCCGCAGGGGAAATGACCAGTTCCGAGGTCTTTTTTCGGACACTTGGTCTGTAACAGCAACACTAAACGCTTCATCTTTGATAGATGGCGCTGGCGAGACAAACACCATTGCCGTACCAGGCGTGGCTCTGGGCGACATTGTGTTGAGCGTAAGTATGGGTGTGGATGTCTCTGGCCTCTCCATCACGCCTTATGTTTCAGCTGCAAATGCAGTCTCTATTCGTTTCCAAAACGAAAGTACCGCTACTGTAGACTTGGCAAGCACTACAGTTCGGTGCGTGGTTGTTCGCTTAGTGTAATTAAAGAGGGGCTAATAACCCCTCTTTTTTTGGAGTTCTAGTATGGCAACTTTTAGATGTTTACAAAGCGGTAATACCGTTACCTTTACCTACCAGCACGATATTGACTCTATGCGTGGGCATAGTGGTTATGTCCTGATTGATGATAAGGGTGAAGATGTAAAGGTTGAGGTTGAGAATAAGGTGCTTCCAATGACAGCACCAGTTCAAGTTAAGCGTATGGGTAGACCCCGTAAAGTAATGGCAACAGCGTAAATTTAAAAAAGGATTAAATCATGTACGGAAAAGCACCAAAAATGGGCAATTCAAAGATGCCTAAAGCAATGAAGGAAAAAGCTATGCCCATGACTATCATGGTTGCAGTTAGCAAGCCAAAGAATTTGCCGGTTAGAGGCCAACGCACTGCCACAAACATGGCAACGAAAGCCAAACGAGGTAAATAATGTCAACATTTCAACTCGATCCAAATAGCGTTCCAATGGGCGTTCCAAGTCTTGGAACAAGCCAAGTTGCAACCGTTACCACCAGTAGTGTTCAAATGACTGCTTTTGGCTCTACAACTACCATGATTCGTATTGCCTGTGGTCAAGGTCATTGCCACTATGAAATTGGTACTAGCCCAACTGCAAGTACCACTACATCAGCAATGATCCCACCAAATTGGGTTGAAATTGTGCGAGTTAATCCTGGTCAAAAGATTGCCTTCATCAAGGATGCAACAATCACTGTTTCAACTGTTTCAGTGACGGAGTTAGTATGAAAACCAAGGCTGAAAAGAAAATTAGCAAGGTCATGCGTGAGTACAAAGCTGGTGGCTTACATTCTGGTAAGGGTGGCCCTGTAGTCAAAAATCAAAAACAAGCAGTAGCCATTGCGCTGTCACAAGCAAAGGTGAAAAAGAAATGAAGCCTGGACTCTATGCCAACATCAATGCCAAGCAAAAGCGTATCGCGGCTGGCTCTGGTGAGAAGATGAACAAGGTAGGCTCTAAGGCCGCACCTTCTGCTGCTGACTTTAAGCAAGCTGCAAAGACTGCAAAGAAACCAAAAAAGGCAAAGTAGATGAAAACTCCTGCTTGGCAACGATCCGAGGGTAAAAACCCAAAGGGCGGGTTGAATGCCAAGGGGAGGGCATCCTATAATGCCTCTACTGGTGGCGATTTAAAAGCACCAGTTAAGTCGGGGGATAACCCTCGCAGAGCAAGTTTCTTGGCGCGTATGGCTGGCAATGATGGCCCTGAGTACGACAAGAAAGGTGAACCAACAAGACTGCTTCTTTCGCTGAAAGCCTGGGGTGCATCCTCAAAAGCTGACGCAAAGGTAAAAGCCAAGTCTATTTCAGAACGAAATAAGGCGAAGGCAAAATGAGAGCATTATCGGTTGGTGCAAATCTAACAGCAACAACAAACACCACCCTCTATACCGTACCTACGGGTTACTATGCAAGGGTAGTATTGCTACGAGCCGCTAATGCGTCAGCATCTAACAAGCACATTACTTTTGATTGGGTAGATACATCAGCATCTGCGACTTATTCACTGGTTTATCAAACGGCAGTTACTTCCAAAACAACTCAAGATTGGGGTGGTGTATCTTATTTTGTAATGGAAGAAGGCGACATACTTAAAGCAACATCAGAATCAGCATCAACCTTTGCTGTTGCAGTCACTATTGAAGAAGAAGGATTGACACGATCATGACCTACCTTGAACTTATCAACGATGTTTTGATTCGGTTGCGTGAAACTACTGTAGCCACCAACGGGGCAACTACCTATTCAACCTTGATTGGCAAGTTTGTCAATGATGCCAAACGTCAGGTTGAGGATGCCTTTAGTTGGAACGTCTTAGGCCAAACTGTAACTATCACCACGGTATCAGCAACCTATCAATATTCAATGACTGGTGCAGGGCAAAAATTTCAAGTAATGGATGTTATCAACACTACGTCAAACATAGGAATGAAAAACATCAGTTTTGTGGAGATGAACCGATACCAGAATCTTGTACCCACTACAAACGGTATCCCGCAGTTTTACGCATTCGATGGCGTAGACGCTAGTAGTGACACTAAGGTAACGCTCTATCCCCGTCCAGATGGGGTCTACAACATCCCGTTTTCATTAACAGTGCCGCAGGCAACGTTGGCATCTGATGCGACATCAATCCTAGTTCCTGACTTCTTAGTAGCGCAGAACGCATACGCCAGGGCGCTGGTTGAGCGCGGAGAGGATGGCGGTCTATCCTCCTCCGAAGCGTACCAACTTTACAAGTCGATGCTGTCTGATTACATTGCCCTAGAGGGTACTCGATACCCCGAAAATCAGGAGTTTTTTGCGATATGAGCCAAGCACTGCAAACTGCTAGTGTTCAAGCGCCAGGGTTCTTTGGGCTGAACACGCAAGACTCGCCTTTGGACTTGGCGGCTGGGTTTGCTTTGGTTGCCACTAACTGCATCATTGACCAGTACGGACGCATTGGCGCAAGAAATGGATGGTCTAGGATCAATGCAGCATCAGGGAACCTTGGTGCTAATGATGTTGGCGTTGTCCATGAGTTAGTGCAATCTGATGGAACTATTACTGTTCTATTCTCTGGTAACAACAAACTTTTTAAGTTAAGCAGCACCAATACAGTTACTGAACTGACCTATGGCGGCGGTGGCACTGCGCCTACGATTACCGCTAACAACTGGTCTTGCGCCTCGCTCAACGGCATCACTTACTTCTTTCAGACGGGCTACGATCCATTGATCTATGACCCAACGGTAAGCACAACGACATTCAGGCGCGTGAGTGAGAAAACCGGCTATGTTGGTACTGTTCCAAGCGGAGATATTGTTATTTCAGCGTTTGGACGTTTATGGGTTGCTAATACTGCTTCCGTAAAGAACACCGTCTTTTTTTCAGACTTACTCTCTGGTCATGTATGGTCAACGGGAACATCTGGTTCTTTGAATGTTGACAGGGTTTGGACTAATGGAGCAGATGAGATCACCGGCCTAGCAACTCATAACGGGTCGTTAATCATCTTTGGCAAACGTCAAATCTTGGTGTACGCAAATGCAACAACACCAGCCACAATGTCACTCAGTGATGCTGTGGGCGGTATCGGCTGCACTGCTAGGGATACTATACAAAGCACGGGCAAAGACATCCTTTTCCTGTCTAACTCTGGCGTGAGATCGTTTGCCAGGACAATCATTGAGAAGTCGGCGCCACTAGGCGATCTATCAAAGAATGTCCGCAATGACTTGATAGCATCACTTGCCAGCGAAACTTTGGCTAACGTGAAATCAGTCTACTCTGAGAAGGAAGCGTTCTACTTACTTACCTTGCCAACAACAAAGCAAGTCTACTGCTTTGATACGCGAACGCAGTTGCAGGATGGATCGTTTAGGGTAACTGTCTGGGACTCCATTGAACCTACTGCTTTGCTCTATCGGCGCAATGGCGATCTGGTTATAGGTAAGAACGGTTACTTAGGTAAGTACGAGAACTATCAGGATGACACCTCAACGTACCGTTTGCAGTATTACACCAATCAATCTGATATAGGTATGGCAAATGCCACTTCAGTATTGAAGAAGTTAAAGGCTGTTGTTATTGGCGGGTCGAACCAGTTTGTCACTATGAAGTGGGCCTTTGATTTCACGACAAACTATCTATCCAATAATGTTTCAATTCCAACGCAAGGCGTGAGCGAGTACGGAACTGCTGAGTACGGAGCAAATGCCACTGTTGTCGCTGAATATTCTGATGGTGTTGCTTTACAAACTCTAGTCACGCAAGCAAGTGGCGCGGGTAAAATTGTCCAAACTGGTTACGAATCAACGATCAATGGTTTTGGACTTTCGATTCAGAGGATAGAAATCCAATTTAAGGATGGGAAGCAGACATGACAAATTACACACAGTCCACTAACTTTGCGACTAAGGATGCGCTTACTTCTGGCAATCCTCTAAAGATTGTCAAAGGTACGGAGATAAACACCGAGTTTGCCAATATTGCTATCGCAGTAGCAACCAAGGCAGACCTGGTTAGTCCTACGTTAATAACTCCTGCATTAGGAACGCCAACGAGTGGTGTCCTGACAAATTGCACGGGCTTGCCTGTTAGCACTGGTATCAGTGGCTTAGCTTCTAACGTGGCTACATTTTTGGCAACGCCATCAAGCGCCAACTTAGCGGCGGCTTTGACAGACGAAACGGGAACAGGCGCAAACGTATTTGCAACTAGCCCAACATTGGTAACACCTATTTTGGGAACACCCACATCAGGTACGCTGACTAACTGCACATTTCCAACTTTGAACCAAAACACTACTGGAAGTGCGGCAACCTTAACCACGACAGTCAATTCTGGTGTTGTTGGCACGACACAATCTTTTGGCACAAGTAACACTACGATTGCTACGACAGCGTTTGTGCAGGCGGCGCTTGCGGCATTGCATCCAGTTGGGTCGATTTACATCAATGCTACCAACTCAACTAACCCTGGTACTTTGCTTGGTTTTGGTACTTGGACAGCGTTTGGTGCTGGGCGTGTACCAGTAGGTTTCGATTCTACAAATGTCTTATTTGATACGGCAGAAGAAACAGGCGGTAGTGCTACCGCAACATTACCAAGCCATACGCATACATTTACTGGTACTGCATTAGCAACGCATAACCATCAAATTGGTTCTAGGGACTCTACAGCTAATGATGGTGGTGGTAGTGCTCAAGAGTTTGTAAATGATTTTGGAACTGGAAGCGGTGCAGCGGCAACAACATCCTCAGTCTCCGGCGGTACGCCAGCAGGCACAAACAGCACAGAAGGCGCAAGCGCAACAAACGCTAACTATCAGCCCTACATTACTGTATATATGTGGAAACGCACGGCATGATGATGCAAGACCCTAAATATCGCATTACTCATCATTTCAGTGATGGGTTGTATGCTAAAGAGTCATTCTTTGCTGCTGGCATGGCTATCCTAAAGCATACGCACGAGTTTAGTCATTTATCTATTTTGGCTGAAGGTAAGGTTGCTGTGTTGCGTGGAACTGAGATTGACATTGTTTCTGCGCCAGCTTGCATAGAAATTAAGGCTGGGGTAACGCACGGCGTTAAGGCTATCACCGATTGCGTTTGGTTTTGTATTCACGCCACTGACGAGAAAGACCCGTCAAAAGTGGATGAAATTTTGATTAAAGGGGAATAATATGCCTTTCATTATTGCTGGGGCTGGTTTACTTGGCGGGTATCTGCAAGGTCAATCAGCAAAGAGTGCTGCTAATACACAAGCTGATGCACAGCGAGAAGCCGCCCGATTAGCCGCTGAAGAAGCCCGTTTTCGCCCTGTTGGTGTCACTACTAGGTTTGGATCGTCACAGTTCACCACAGGCCCAGATGGGCGTGTTAGCGGGGCTGGGTACACCTTAGACCCTGCGCTAAAAGCCTATCAAGATCGCTTTTTGGGATTGGCGGGACAAGGACTAACGCAAGCCGAGCAAGCGCAGCAGCAGTTTGCACCGATACAGCAAGCGGGTCAAACTCTATTTGGTCTTGGGCAGCAGTACCTTAACCAGCCTGCGGATCAACGATTAGGCGGCATTGCAAACCAATATCTCGGGGCGCAACCCGATTTCGGCATGGGCCAGATTGGTCAGCGATTGTTGGGCCAAGGTCAAGATCAGCAGTTAACTGACATAGCGCGGCAGCAGTTTCAGCCGTCCCAAGGCGCGCAGGCGCTTACCTCGCTTGGTTCGCAGTACTTGGCGCAATCACCACAAGAGGCCGCACAAAAGTACATGGCCTCACAGCAAGAATTGCTTGCCCCGAGCCGTGAGCGTTCAATGGCGCAGTTGCAGAACACTTTGTTCCAACAAGGTCGTGGCGGGTTGAGTGTTGGCGCAACTGGTGCGCGTCCTAGCGGCGCGGCTGGCCTTGGTGCTACCACTCCAGAACTGGAAGCGTACTACAACGCACAAGCCCAGCAAGATGCAGGCTTGGCAGCGCAAGCGCAACAAGCTGGGCAACAGCAAGCCTCTTTTGGTGCGGGTCTGCTAGGCCAAGGTCAGGCATTGGGCCAAGGGCAGATCAACTTTGGCGCTGGTCTGTTGAATCAACAACAAGCAGCAGAGGCGCAACGGCTTGGTTTAGGCTCTGCCCTTACAGCCCAGCAGCAGGCGCTAGAGCAAGGCCGCTATGGTTTTGGCTCAGACCTTCTTGCCCGTCAGCAAGCGATGGAGCAAGGTCGTGCTAGTTTTGGTGCTGGTTTGTTTGGTACTGGTGGCAACTTGATTAGTCAAGGATATCAAGGCCAGGTGGGTGCTTTGTCACCTTATCAAGCGTATCTACAGGGCGCTACAGGGTTGGAGTCATTGGGAGCGCAAACGTTTGAGCAAGGCATCAATATCGGCGCTAAAGGGATGAGTCCTAGCGCGGCTAATGCGATGTACTACGGCGGTTCTGCTGCTGCTGAAGCAATGGCTGGGGCTAACGCTTACAACCCTTATGCAGACTTCTTGACAGGAGCATCTAGCAATCCTGCATTGAGGAATTTGTTTAGTGGTAAAAGTTCAGTTCCAGGCTGGGATGATTACATAAAAACCGTAAACAACCCTTCCCGTGGTAAAAGTTCAGGCTATACAAACCCCGAAAGTTTTTCCACTTTAAAAGGAATATAGGAGTAATCATGGCAGAAATAGTACAAACCCTCTTTGGTGTTAGCCCTGAGTCCTATCAGCGGCAGCAGTCTGCTGATGCTGACCAGCGAGCAATGCAGTACGCCAAACTAAAACCATTTGAACGAGCAAGTTACAACATTAATCGGGGTGCTTATGGCTTGGCTGGGGCGATAGGTGGTGCGCTTGGAGGCCAAGACCCTGAGTTGCAAAAGATTAGCCAGCGTCAGGCATTGCTTGGCATGATTGATCCGACAAATCCAGACTCCTACGCGCAGGCAATCCAAGCGGCATTGCAAAATGGCGATACCGAAGCAGCGTATGCTTTGCGCGGTGAGATGATGAAGGTAAAGCAACAGGCGCAACAAGCTGAAGATGCAACAATGAAGCGTGAGGATGATCTGATTAAACGTGGTTTAGGTATGCAAGCCGGTGGGCTTACGAACATGGCTAATGAATTGATTGGTCAGATTAAGAATCCTGATGGCAGCATTAATGAGGAAGTAAAAAACAAGTTGATGTCGTTTCCGCAAGGACAGGCTGCTATCCAGCAACTTGCTAAGATCATTCCTGACTTGCGCCGTATCGGTGCTGCTGGTGGCGTTGAAGATGACCCGTTTAAGGTGTTTACGCAAGACCCAACGATACCGGCTAACGTAAAGACATTGGCAACTCAGTATTCAACTAGCCTGACTAGAGGAATTCTTGACCCAGAAAAAGCTGATGCCAAAGTCAAAGAGTTGATTGAGATGACGCAAAGGATTCAGCAGTTTGACCAAAACCAAGCGCAGATTAAATCTAATCAGGCGCTGATGGATAGTTATAAACAGCAAGGTCTTCAAACCTCTCAAGCATATCTTGCTATTGCACAATCCAATAATGTTCTTGCACAGCAAAATGCTTCATATGAGAGACAGAGGAAAATTGATGATGTTGCAATGAAAAAGGAAGTAGCAGCAAACAAACCTTTACGCGCTGACCTAGCTAAAGATGAAGAAGCCGACTATGTGCTTGCCAAGGATGCTACAAACTTAGCTACGGATGCTTATAGCTACATCAACAGAATTAAATCTGGTGAGATTAAGTTTGGCTTAAAGGATCGTGCGTCTATCTCTGCGCGTAATGCGTTTGGATCGCAAGACCCTGACGTTATTGCGCGTAATGATTTTGACCAGTTTCTTACTCGATTGACAAATGAGAGTCTGCGACTAAATAAAGGTACGCAAACAAATTTTGATTACATGAATGCACTAAAAGAAATTAAAAGTGCAGAGTCTGCTGCTGATGCTGCACGGGCCATGAATAAGTTAGCAGAGGTTAATGCTAGGCGTACTGAGGATGCTAAATCATCAGTTGAAAGACGTAGGGTAAATGCGGGGTATAAAGAAGTAATAGTACCAATTGACATACCCAAGTTTGAACCTCATATGATTACCCCTAGTGACTACAATTCATTCTTGAAAAATCCTAAGTACCCATCTGGGACTATATTCGTTGATCCGCAAGGAGTTAGAAGGGTAAAACCATAATGGCTGATTACACTGAAGCAGCGTTAGCTGATGGCCCCAAGGCATCAACCTCTGTCCTGATGCCTAATGTGTCAGGCGTTCCCTACTCTGGACTTGCTGAAACCGCTAGATCGTTTGGTCAGGGTTTGTCGTTTGGTACTCTGGACGAGATTGAGGCAGCGTTAAGAACTGGCTCTATTAGTGGCCCTGAGTACGAGAAACAACGCAATCTATTGCGTGAGCAGCAAAAGCAATTCGGTATGGAGTACCCGTACATCAAGACACCAGTAGAGTTAGCTGGTGGCTTTGTTGCGCCTTTAGGAATGGCTAGTAAGGTTGCCAAGGCAGCGCCAGAGGTGCAGGCAATGCTTACTGGAGAGTCATTGCTAGGACAGTTTGGTAGAGGTACTGCTATCGGGGCTACAACTGGCGCATTGTCAGGATATGGTTATGCTGAAAAAGATACTGGCACAGAAACCGGCATGGGTGCATTGTTTGGTGGCGCTGTTGGCGGTACTGTCCCATTGGTAATCAAGGGCGCTACCACTGTCATTAAGAACGTGCTGAACGCTTCAGGTGTTGGTGACCAGGCGCTGGCCTCCAACAAGATGCTTGCTAGTTACTTGCAAAAGGACAACCTGACTGCTGAAGAAGCGCAGATTGCTTTGGATGAGTTGCGCCGCATTGGTGTACCTAATCCAGTGATTGCTGACCTTGGTAAAAATCTAAGAGATTTGGCGTACAACGCCTACGTTGTTCAATCCAAGGCAAAAAGCTCAACTGAACAATTCTTAGAAAATAGACTAATAGATCAACCTAATGACATTGTTCGCGGGTTGGTTGATAAGGCCGGTCTTGCTAAGAACGTGAATGGTTACGAGTACCTTACTGCGCTTGCTGAAAACCAAAAAAGTGCAGCCAGTGCAGCCTATCCCGATGCATATAAACTTGCTATTGATGCAAACCCATTTAGGAAGTACGTTGATCGTCCTGTATTTCTGAAGGCGTATCAGGAGTTAGTAGACCGTGCTGGTGTTTATGGTGAAACATTGCCAGATTTAAGCGTAATAAAGAACGCGCAATCAGTTCCTACTGATCTTTTGCACCAAATAAAAATAGGGCTGGATCGCGTTATCAACAAAGAAACTGATAAGGTCACAGGCAAGGTGACACCTTATGGCACGGATGTTATAAAAGTCAAAAATGAATTTAATGATTTAATCAAGGCAAAGAATCCAGATTACGCCAAGGCAAATGCCGAGTTTGCTGACTATGAGCGACTTAATAAATCTTTTAAGTTAGGACAAGACTATCAAACGATTGACGTAAAAGAGGCGGCTGCAAAGTTAAAGAAATTCAATGATGCAGAGAAAGAAGCTTTCAGACTTGGCATGATGGCAGACATCAATAAACGTGTTGGTGATTTTAAGAGCGGTGATTTTAGTCGCCAGGTGTTCAAGTCTGATAACCAAAAACTGTTAGTGCGATATGCGTTTGATGACCAGCAAAAGTACAACGAGTTTTCGCAGTACGTTAAGGCATTGGGTAAGCAAAGCAAAACGGCAAAAGACGTTATTGGTGGATCGCCATCAGCGCCGCGTTTAGCAAGCCAGGAGCAAGCCGGTGATATTGCTCAGATGGCGCAGAATGCAGCAACGGGTAATTTAACTGGTTTAGTTATGGCTGGGGCTAAGTCAATGCTTTCACGGGCCAAGGGTATCGGTACTGAAACATCAGAGCAATTGCAAAAGCGTTTGTTTACGGTTGACCCTATTGAGCAAAGAGCAATCCTCATAGAGTTAAACCGCAGGGCTAAGACTCGCCCAACTGGACTGCTATCTGGCGCGGCTGGACTAGGCACATCAACTGGAATTCTTGGCGACTAAAGGGGAAATAGATGAGCGAGGAAAAGATTCATAACATGGAAGCTAAAAGTCAATTTATTGAAAAAATTACGTTTGCTTTGCTTCCGCTGCTATTTTCCTGCGTGGTCTACTTGATGTCGGCATTGTCAAACTTGGCCCATGAAGTCACCATCCTCAACAGCAAAATCAGCCTAGTTGTTACCAGCGACAACAAGCAAGCAAGCAACACTGGAGCAGAACTTGCACGGGAAAAGTTACGCCAAGATTTAGAAAAGGAAATTCAGCGCAACCGTGACCAGATTGCAGAGAACAGGATGCACATTGCAATCCTTGAAGAAAAAACTACAGTCAACAAACCCATCAAAACTTTAACTGGAAAAGACTAAACCATGCTAACTATCCTCTCAACCCTTATCTCTTTTCTCATGGGCGGCTTGCCCAAGCTGCTGGATTTCTTCCAAAACCGGCAGGACAAGAAGCATGAATTGGCGCTGGCCCAGATGCAGATTCAGCGGGAACTGGACTTACGCAAGGCAGGGTTTGAGGCGCAGGAACGGGTTGAACAGATACATACCGCGCAGCTAGAGATCGAAACCAAGGCTAAGGCCGGTGAGAACCTGGTCAACGCTCAAGTGGCTGAGATGAGCGCTATCTACAAGCATGATGAGAGTCTGAACGAGGGAACAAGCCAATGGATAAAAGATTTGCGTGCTGGTACGCGCAGTTTTATTACCCTTGGTTTCTTTTTTCTATTAGTGTTTGTAGATGTCGGTATGTTTGTCTACGGGTACAACCACGGAGTTGCATTTCCTGATCTTGCTGCTAAATTATGGAGTAGCGATACCGCTGCTTTGTTTGCTGCTATTGTGAGTTTTCACTTCGGTGGAAGGGCATTCGGAAAATGACAAATGGTGTTTATGCAATAACAAACAGGCATACAGGCCAGATGTACATTGGCAGTACCAGCAATTTAAAGCAGCGTTTAATTAATCAGCGTTGCTTTTTAAAAACTGGGCATCGTAATGCAATTGCGGCTTTTAAAAATCAAAAAGTCAACATTGATGATTTTAATTTTTGCGTGTTGATTGAAACGCCAACTGTTGAAGAAGCAAAAGAAATAGAAACTGCCTTGCTGGAATGCTTTTGGGGTGACAACCTTTACAACAAATCACCACATTCCAATGGCTCTACAGGTATTAAGCGTGACCATGACACCTATTCTTTGGGTGCTAAAAAGCAATGGTCAGACCCAGAACAGAGGGCGAAAAAAATGTTAGCTATGCGTGGTAAACGTGAAGTGATAGTTTGCCCACATTGCAGTGTTAAAGGTGGTGGGGGCAATATGCGCCGATATCACTTTGACAATTGCAAGAGCAAATGATTTGGACGCTGGTGCTGATAACAGGTATCAACATGAATAGCGTTCTTATCGTTGGGTACTTTGACTACGAGGCTGCCTGCCAGAAGGCGGCTAAAGAGTGGCGTGACTTGGGCTACAAAGTAGGGTGCGTACAAACGCAAAAGAAATGAAAGTCTCAGACAAAGCATTAGGCGTAATCAAGCACCATGAAGGCACCAGGATGCGCCCATACCGCTGCCCAGCCTTGCTGTGGACTATTGGCGTGGGCCACGTTCTATACCCAGAGCAGGGCCGGTTAAAGCTAGAGGAGCGCATGGCGTTCCCACTGCGCCTAGAGGATGATCGTTTATGGTCTATGGAGGAAGTCAATGGAATACTTGCAAGCGATTTACAGCGTTTTGAGCGCGGTGTGGAGTCTTTGGTTCCTGTTAGTCTTACCCAAGGCCAGTTTGATGGCCTGTGTTCTTTTAGCTTCAACTGTGGTCTGGGAACACTACAGCGATCAACCCTCCGTCAGAAGGTTCTGCGCGGGGATAAGGCAGGCGCTGCAGAAGAATTCTTGAAATAC